CAAAAATTTTCTAAAATTTGATAGGGGGGGCTGTAATTATTTTTTTCAAATAATTTTTTCTAATTTCCCCTCTATCTGCCATGGCATGATGCCTTTTGCATAATGTAATCAAATTCTTTTTGCACAACCGCTTAGCCCATGCACTATGCAACGGCTCGATGTGATGTACATCAAGCTGTTCATTAACGCTTACTATTCCCTCATCTTTGAAACACAATACACATAAGTGTTTGTCTCTATCCAATACTTCACGCCTACAACGTTGCCATAATTGGCTAGATCTAAACCGTCTTATCTTAACCCTTTGACTATTGGCGTTATCATGTTCACGCTTATAATCACGCTTAGGTTTATTTGGACATTCGCCCTCATGGATTCTGCCACAATAACTACAAGCTTTTAGCATAGAACCACCTACACATCATAGCCCATTGCTTTTCTATTTAATCTATGGACTTCCTCATATGGAATACCTTCACGCATTGCAATCATATGCTCACATACTTCTTTATTGATTAAACCGCTATGAGCTTTAATATGGCACTCAGTACATAACTGAATTAGATTTATTGCAATATCTCCACCACCACTACCAACTGTATTAACATGGTGTGGTTCAATTGTTGTACGTTCTCCACATAATTCACAATACGGCTTACGCATTTCAGCAATTAATTTTTTGTTCTTAATTCGTTTATGCTTTGGCCACATCAACATCATCTCCTTTACGGCAACAAAAAAAGCACCCTTTGTTAAATGGATGCTTACTTCTTTTGCCTTTTTTAGCTTTCGATTTATTATAACTCGATAAATTGCATTAGTAAATTGCACGATTATTGCACCGATAAATTGCAAATTATTTTACCGCATCAGCTCCATACAAGATAATTGCCAGCTTATCTACTAAGCGTTTACGCTGTCTCCATACAGTAGTTTCTACGCAATGTAACAGTTTAGCAATCTCTTCCTGTGGCTTACTTTCAAAATAGTAAAGCTTGATAATGTCCTTGTATTCTTCATTCGCTATTGCATCTAAAGCCCTATCCACTTCTTTTATTTCACATTCATCAATATGCATTTTACGTTTAATCTCTAATGTCTTTGCTTCTCTCAGTGTTTCTATATCCGTCTGCATTTTCGTTCCGGAATTACTCATAAATGTTACAAAATCTTTAGATCGTTCAAATGATTCAACTTTAATGTCTTCAAGGTCTTTCTTATAGTTCTCAATGTTTACCTTCAAAGTGGAATAAGCGTACAATCTACGTTCCGTGCTTTTATAGTAATTTACTTTTCTCTTAGCCACTGTGCCAGCAACATCTTTTACAATGTCATGGCAAATTCGCCTTATATCCTCTGCAAGTGCTTTATCTTTTTCCATACGCCTATCTCCTATCTAAATACTCTACCCATTCGTGATACTCGTAAATATCAATTCCCTCTGCATTGGCTTTTACCCACTCACCAATGCAGCCTTTACTTTTCTGCCAATCACCACATAATACTAATACATCACATTCCTCAAGCATCCGTAAACAAATTTCTAAGCCTTTTACATAATCATCTTTGTAATATAGCATTCCATAGTTATGGATTGGAGACAAATATACGTTGTCTTTATCATTCTCCACTAAGAATGACATAATCCTGTCTACGCTTTCCTTATTGGATGCAAGCCCTCCATATGGATGTGCAATATATACCAATAGCTTATCCTTTTCAATTGCCATCTAAATCACCTTCCTCTACCGCATCATCTACTGCATTTCCTCTAATCCATGATGTATAGTTAATCTCAGATAATTCCATCATGTAGCCACTGCTTACCGCTTTAAATTGTCCTTCATCAAATGCCACATAGTATAACTCATCATCGTAATCATCATACAAAATATCATTTTCATAAATCCGTGTGCCGTATTTATCTAGCAATCCGGTAAATTGGCTAATGCTCTTAGGCTCAACTTCTACTGCTACTGCATTGATACATACTTGCTTACGGCTGTAACAGGTTAGCCCACATGCTCCTGTAATAAGGTATGCATGATTATCAATCGTTTGTACGCCATTGCCATAATGCCATTCCCCTGTTAGATCCCTACCCCTAAATTCTATCGTTTCCATAATTTATAACCCCACAATCCAATCCCATGCCACATATGCTAAAGTCCCCCATACGCCTGTAGCAACTGCAATAAGTACCCACGTTCTAGCTCCTACCGCTTCACCTTGCTCCTTTTGAATGCGTTCTTTTAGTTTCCATTCATCTACGCTGATAATTCCTTTAACCGCTAACTTGCTACGGCCTAACTTCCCCTCTGCAATACTATCCATCATCCGATTAATAGCATCACCATCAAGTTTATCTTTGTAGGTTTTTAAGAATGTTACCTTCTTTGTTTCTAAATTGATTATCTCGACTACTACCACATCATCCATATTTATCCCTTCCTTCCTATATGCAATGCCTTCATTATCCGGCTTTTGATTGTATTAATATCACTTTGTACTAGCGTCATAATGTATAGCAACACGTATGGCTGTGTACGGCTTACTATCAATCCTATAAGCACGTATATCCCTATTACTACAGTAACTACTGTAATAATCATGAGCATAATCATTAGCTTATACCTCATATTCTCCAGTCTCCCATGCGATTTATTCACATATTATTATTCGCCCAAATTTGCTAGACCAATTTATATTAGCTTGAGCTGTTGCTTTAATATTTATTAACTTCCCCGCCTCTAATTGGTTAAATAATGCATCTAGAATACTTACATCTCTAACCGCATCATTATATTTCTCCATTTTCCTTCAGCCATAATAGGCTTGCTCTCAAAAGCTGTAAGCGAACCATCATAATTTTTCCCAATCCACCTATAACCTCTTATATACATGTATTCCATTATGTCCATATTTACGCCCCTTGATATTCATTATGCGATTTTGCAGCAGCTTGTGTATAGCTTGGATATTCTTCAATCTCATCCGCATCATCATCCAATGATTCATCTTCAAATAATTGTTGCTGTGCCCTATGACCGCTAATATATAATTCTGATTCTCGTAATACCGGCAAAATATATCTATTAGCAAGTTCTTCTTTGTCTTTTGACAGGGTAATCATATCGGTTTCAATCTTGCACATGTCATTTTCTCTATTAGCAACATAGCCTAATAGCTTGAATCCTGATAGCTCATCACTTTCAAAGCCATTACCGCCATATTTAAGGCGTAATGTATGCACTACTACCATTTTCTGTGCAAACTTAAAAACACTAAAACATTCTACTAATATCTCTTTGAGTGCTAAGAATGCATCAATCATTTCAGGTCTAGCTTTATCTCTTGAACTCAATGTAAATACTTCATTCTCTCCACTCTGGCTTTCTTTTGAATACCCAAATGCCAAGCATCCGTTTCTAAATCTCACAACTGATAGTTTCATGTTCAGTCCTCCTAACGTCTTAAATAATCAATGATAATGAACGTTAAACTGATTATTCCTAATGCAATAAACTCTGCTGTTCCAATTTCCACATTCTCATACCTTCCTTTAGATCACATCTTTTAGTAGCACACGAAAAATTTCTTTAAGAACCGTAACCGGCATGCTGTTACCGGCTTGACGGTAAAGTGCTGTATTCAATTTTCCTTTCATACCGGGATTGGCTTTTAGTGCATTGAAATAATCTTCATCACTAAAACCTTGCAACCGCCAGCATTCTAACTCTGTCAAATATCTATACCGGCCACCGCCAATATCTATTACTCCTGCATTAGGGCATCTGCTTTGTCTGGTAGAAATCGTATAACAGTAATCTTTAATAATATGAATTCTTCCATTAAATGCCCCTCTTTTATGACCATGAATCAAATCAATCATACTAGGCTGTGTAATAATATGCCGTTCTTCATACTCACCTAAAAACTCTAATAAAGGCTTGCATTGTTGTCTTTGCATCTTCCCAAAATCAAACTTTCTCCCATTAAGCACGGAAACAACAAATACACGTTCTCTTCTTTGTGGTAATCCATAATCCATAGCATTTAAAAGACTGTAGCTATTTCTATATCCTAATTCTTCCATGTCTTTTAAATATTTACTGAATGTACCTACCATCTTTTTACTCAACACATTCTTCACATTTTCCCATATTACAATTTTAGGTTTCCATGTTCCGTAATCTCTAATAATCTTTACTGTTTCATGCAATAAAGAGGATCGTGTGCCACTATCCTTCACCCCCCCTAATTTTTGTCCAATAATGCTAAAGTCTTGACATGGACTTCCATGAACAAGAATATCTGGCTGCACATTCCACGTTCTAACATCTTGTGTGCATTGCTTATTTTCAAACATTGAATTGTAGCTACGCACAGCTTTCTCATCCACTTCAACGTAATCTATGCTTTTAACATCTACGCCCAGTTCAATTAATGCTCTTCTTGGTGCTCCAATTCCACCAAAGAGTTCTAACAATTTTATCTTCAATTAAATCACCTAACTAAAACGGAATATTCTCTTCTTGACTAAAGTCATTAAAATTGCTTGTTTCTTTCTTCAGGCCTACTGTCATAGTTACCGCTAAAATCTCTGTGGTATATCTGTCTTGCCCTTGCTTGTCTTGCCACTTTCTATATCGCAACTTACCAAGCACAGTTACATAATCGCCTTTCATTAATGCAGCATAATCTTCTGCATCATTCCATAACACAATATTGTGATAATAAACCACGTTCTGATTATTGATATATTCATTCGTTGCCATTCTAAAGGTTAGAACCGGCTTTTGCGTTTTCGTATATCGCAACTCTACTTCACTAGCAACATAGCCACATAGTAATACTTGGTTAATGTTAAACATCCAATCATCCTTCCTTACCATCTTAAAAGCTTATATATCCGCTTTCCATATTCTGTTTCATCATCCACAATTTTAAATTGCACAATCCCTATTGTTCCTTCAATCCAAGTCATATTATTTTCGTCATGCATCAATTTTCTAGCTTTACCATTTTTTATAAGATGCAAGCATAATTTTTTAATTGCTTTCCTTCTGTTATTCATTTACTCACCTCTTATCTTTATGAGCCGGTAAAATCTATATGGATATCCTTCAAGGCTTACGCCATTAACAATAGAATCCGTTTCAACGTAATAGCCCTTTGGCGGTTCAATATAGTTGCTCCAATTATTGCTCTTTAGTGTTTCCACCTTCACCTGTGGCTTAATCAGATTCTTACTTGATGTATACCGCCGTTTAAACACTTCATTCTTCTCGTAATAGCAAGCCCTCTTTTCTTTTACAAAGTATGATGCAAGCCTTATAGCATCTTCTGCTTGACCTCTATATAAAACTAGCTTATGCATGCCACTTGTCCACAGCTTTTCAATATCTTCTGTGTATAAGTCTATTTCTCTGTTAATCAGTAAATGAAAATGTATACGCCTTTTTCCTTCTGCCACATAGATGTACTTCAATTCCTTGCCGGCCTTCTTGTATACCCTCTGCAATCTTCTTATAAAATTGCGTATATCTTTCTTTGCTTGCTCCCATGAGGGCTGTTCTTTGTATGTTAGCGTAATGTAGTAGTCATTCCTTTTGAAGTTATTGTCTATTGTCATTCTTAAATCAGATTCTGCCATTTTTTCATTCTGTTTTTTGATGGCATCCGGTGTAGCATTTATTTTTTGTCTACGCTTTGATTTATTTTTATAGGTTCTGCCATTGTGATAGTCCAAAACCTCTTTCATATTTTTACTGCTGACAATTCTACGCTTTCTCATTTATATCCCTCATGGTCGATTATTTAATATGTTATATCCAGTTAATAAAGGCCTACCAAAATAGGCCTTTATTGCTATCTCCAACCATATTTGATATAATTTTATTAGCGATAAAATTTATCATGGTTTTCCTTGATAACCGGATTGAGGGCTTACTCGTTTGAGTAAGTCCTCTTTTCTTTTTCTATAAAATTGATTTTCCGCATCAGGGCAAGCACATCTAACAATGCCAAGATCATAACTATGATATTGGCACTCGTTGCAATGTTCCATACAGACTAAGCCACCTACTTTAGCACAATTGACATAAGCACGGCTTTTTTTGTTCCGTTCATCACACAGCATGCACAGGCTCATAATTACTAATCTCCATTAACTTAACGGCAGCTCGTTCCGCATCAGTGTAGAAGAACTTCCCACGTAAATCTTTATTAGATGCTATGGTAATTCCATATTTATCATTTTTAGATTTAATTACTACCATTGCATGTGGAAACATCACATCAGCTTGCCACCCTTGTTCTCTTCTAATTGTTGTAATATTTAAGGCGGTCTTAACTAATGCCTGTTGTTGTTCCTTATTCAATTTCATTTCTTTAGCTAACAAATCCATGTCGCTTTTCCGTTTTCTTTTCTGCATTGTTTCCTCTTTCAATATCTCTATACGGATTATCCGGCATTACAAACTGTTTCATAATCGGCGGTTTAACTTCAATCACATCCGCATCAGCTTGCTCTAATATATAGTTATTAACTACTGTATTTGGTTTTAAAATTACGGCACCTAAAAAGCAATTGCCTGTAATGGATGCATATAATAGTATTTCTGTCCATGTCGCTGTACTGCCATCATCACCGGCACCGGCTACTACCATAATTCCAACAAAGCCTAAGCCACATAATACTAATTGCATCATTTCTTTAATTTTCACAATTGACATATGTATCACCCTTTTAAGTATGCTAAATGCTGTCCTTTAAGGAACGCTTCAAATGCCGGCACGCTAATCCGTTTTACCTTTGGACTAATTTCAATAACGATTTTGTCATACACTCCCTCTTCACGCATGAGTTCCATTTTTCGCCATACGGTACTTGGGTTCATATCAAATCGTTTCGCAATGTTCCCGACTTTTTCGTATAAAACATCTTCACCTTTTTTCATGGCTTAGCCCTCCAATTCTTTTTCAGCTTTGCTAACTGCTGCTATGGATCTAATCAGTTCACGCTTGCTAATAATTTTCTTATGCATCAGTACACTGATTAATGCAGCCGTTAAAATTCTGTTTGATTCTACAGTAGCTAATACCGTATTTACATCATCTTCATCCACTTTTACCCAGTCTTTGATGCTAAGAATTGATGTATATTCTTCTGTTGCCTTTTCAATGTCTTTAATATCCATTCTTTTATCCTTTCTATCTTGTTAAGCAATCTATAATTTCTTGTACCAAGCGTTCATCTTCTGCACTTAAATCTGTATCTTCATCTTCCGGCTTCCAATCTTCAAGTATTTCTTTCAAATATCCAGTGCCCATTGTCATTCTCCTAATCTACATCAAATCCGTTACACAATAACTCTGTAAATCTACAAAGCCCAAATGCTCTTACCATAGCCACAATCATTAGAGCCATTCTTAGTTTTCTCAAAAAATCAACAGAATACTCTGTATCTACTCTATCAATGTATGCCATGATGTGGCTTGCATTCATGTTTAGGCTATCTGTTCTGGCTTCATAGGTTAGCATCTCTAATACATCATCTACTGATAAAACTCTCGCTTTGTTTATATGCTCAGTCTTCATAACTGCCACCCCTATCTTTACTTTTTTGTTTTAATTACATCCCAAAACATTAACACTACAAATAATAAATAACTAATACCGGCTAAATAGAATTCTTCCTCATTAGTCGCATTAGCTACCATTATTGATGAAGGTAATGCAATTATTACTTTTAGAGCTGTTTCACGTATTACCCTTTCAACTCTATCTATATTTTCATCATTAACTGACTTATGCTCATTTAGTGGCATAACTTTCACCTCTTTCTTTCATTTCACCTTTCTCCAATGTTATAATCAATTCAAGAAAAGGTGGTGTCCTAATGATTTATAAAATTCTCCTAATTTTTTTTGCAATCTTTCTTTATAAATTCCTTACCAATGCTCACAAAGCTTATAGATGCAATAAGCTTTATGAAGAGTATTGTAAATGGTTAATGTCAGATGAATCTTATGACATTAGTCATACTTCAGCTGAAGTTAAAGAATTACTAAAAGATTATGCAGATAACTTTATTCCACATGTTCAGCCTGCAGGTCTAGGTGTGGTTCATAGCATGAAAGTAAAAATTTTATCTCAATACCCTTCAAGTATCGAAGAAATAGCAATTGCACAAATAAATATATTTCGTGAAGCTTTATCAAAGTTTAAATACGAAATGAAACAATGTTTTAATCCTTTTTACTGGATAGATGCTGTAATTTGGCTACCCAAAAACATTGTTTTATTTCTAGGGTTTAACGATGATTTAAAGGCTGTAAAAGCTATTAATATATTTCTTCAATTAGCATATTGGCTATTTATTCTATTCCAATGGCTAGGTTTAGACATCAAAATGTTCATCATGCAAATACTTTCCTATTAACCAACCACTAATAAACAACACGGTCCCGCTCATATCATCAAAATATTTACTTAAACCATATGCCGTTGCTAGTAATGCCCAAGAACATACCAATGATAATATTAATCTCAGTAGAGCCTTCATCCTTGATGGCTCTTTTTTATTTGGTGGCATGGCTCATCCCTCTTTCGTCTAATATATTAGATAATTAGCTTAAAAAAATATCAGACACTCGGCATTCCAAGGCTGTCGCAATCTTAATTAATGTCCTTGTTGTTGTCGTAATTTCACTGTCTGGTGCTTCTAAAGATGCAATAGTAGCCCTAGAAACTCCTGATTTTTCAGCCAATAGTTCCTGAGACCACTTTTTCTTTTCCCTATATTCTTTTACTTTATACATCCTTTTACACCTCCTTTCATCGTCTATTATATCAAGACAAATATATTTTGTCAATTATTTTAGACAAAATATATTGAATTATTGTCAAATATATTATACAATATAGCCAACAGGAGGTGTGCAATGTATATCGGAGAATTTATAAAAAATTATAGAGAACAACATAATCTATCAATGCAAGACTTTGCCAATATAACAGGCCTAAGTAAAGCTTATATAGGAATGTTAGAAAAAATATATAATCCTAAAACAAATCAACCTATCAGTCCTTCAATAGACAAATTAAATCAAATTGCCTTAGGCGTAGGATTATCTCTTGATGATTTATTAAAACAACTAGATGCTAATCAACCTGTTACTGTTAGTTCAAAAGAAACTCCTACTTTTACAAAAAAAGATGAAAGAGATATTCAAAAGAGACTTCAAAATATACTAGACGAATTAGATGATAAAGCAGCCTTAAATTTTTACAACGGTGATGAAGCGATGGATGAGGAAACAAAGGAATTAATGCGTTTCTCCATAGAAGCTTCCATCCGACTTGCCAAAAGTAGAGCCAAAAAGAATTTTACGCCTAATAAGTACCGGGATAAAAAGGATTGATTGCCATTGAATATTAAATGGACTGTTGAAAAACTAATAAAAAAACACAATACTAATGACCCCTTTGAAATCTGTAAGTCATTAAATATTGTGGTTAGATTTGAAAACTTAGGCAATATTTTAGGCTACTGTGATACCCACTTTAGGATGCGAGCAATACATATCAATGAAAAAGTACCGGAGCACTTGCAAGCATTTGTTTGTGCTCATGAATTAGGGCACACTTTATTACATAAAAATGTAAACACACCTTTTCTTAGTAAAAACACGCTCTTTTCTATTGATAAGATAGAGAGACAGGCCAACACATTCGCTGTTGAATTGCTCTTACCGGACAGTCTTTTAAAAGAACATGAGGATATTAATTTTTACTGCCTTGCTCAATGTGCCGGTATTCCAAATGGTTTAGAACATTTAAAATTAACATAAAACTAAAAAGAGGATATTAATAATGAAAAAAGATGTTAAAATAACATTTCAAAATAAGCCACTTGATTCTGACTCACTTAAAGAAATTACAAATCTTATACAACTATCCTTTGACTCTGATGCTATTAAAGTAAAAGCTCTATATGATGGTCGATTGATTGGTAATGCAAAATATATAAATAATCATTTGGTTTGCTCCAACTGCGAATCAGATGTTAAACATTTTAAATTTATAATGCACGCTCTCGATACTAATGATAAAGAGCGAGAAATATATCAATGTCAAAATTGTGGCCAATATATATTTGCATTATATAACTATGAAGATTACTCCAAGAATACATTTTAAAATAAAAAATCCCCCGGCTGCTCCAACAGCCGAGGGAAAATTGAATAGAATACCTGAAGCAGGTATACACTCAATCCGCAAATTGATTATACCACGCTTCAGGCTAATTTGTCATACGATGAATATCTAAAGGAGCGTGATTTTTAATGTGGGTAGAAGAACGTATTAGTAAATCCGGTGAAGTATCTTATAGGTATAGTGAAAGATACCGGTGCCCTTTTAGTAATAAGCTAAAAAAGGTGTGTGTAACGTATTCTAAAAATACAAGAGCAGCAGAAAAAGCAGCATTTACAGAATTACAGGCTAAGATACAGAAAGCCATTAGTGTTGTTTTAACCGATGATAAAACGTTGGATGAATTAATAGAAGAATATTTACAATATAAAAAGCCTTTTATTAAACCTACAACTTATCATGAGTATGAACATTTACAAACACTAATAACAGAAAGTTTTCCGGATGACATTTTACTTTGTAAGTTATCATCTGCACTAATTCAAAGAACTATCAATAAATTATTAGAAGATTATTCCTATTCTTATATAAAAGATTTTTTCAGCTTGATACGCCAATCATTAAAATATGCACGGCGAATGGAATATATACGTTCCCTTGAATTTTTAGAAAATATAGAACTTCAAAAACCTCCAAAATCTGTAGCTGATGTAAAAAAAGAACGTACTAAATTCTTAACTAAAGAAGAACTTGTAGATCTTCTACAAAAAATTAAAGCTATCAATCCACATGTAGCTCTAATATGTGAATTTCAATCATTAACCGGATTGAGGATAGGTGAACTGTTAGCATTACGGCCACAAGATTACGATAAAAAAACAATGTCTATTGATGTAAATGGAACTCTTTGTTCTGTTGGTAGTCTAAAAAATGTAGAAAATAGACTATCACCTAAAAATGTATATTCTATTAGGACTGTAACCCTTGATGAAAGAGCCAATCAAATTATTAAGTTCTTCATTTCTTTAAATAGGCAACGGGCATTTGCCAATTATAAATTCAAAGACTATAACTATATCTTTGTAACGGATGGTGGCTTACCTTATGACTTGCGATATATCAATAAAGTTCTAAAAAAGGCTAATTTTCACAAGCCGGTAAGCACACACACCTTTAGGCATACTCATATTTCATTGCTTGCAGAAGCCAATGTGCCACTTAAAGCAATTATGGAACGTGTTGGCCATAATGAGCCACGTACTACATTAGCCGTATATACTCATGTAACTAATGTAATGGCAGAAGAAGTAAGGCTTGCTATCAATGATATAGGTAAAAAAATATCCGGCCAATAAATTAAAAAAGTGTGCCCCCATGAGTGCCCCCATGAGTATATAGGCAATGTTTGAGCATTGATTTTACTTGCACCGTTGCCCCTGTACTCATTGACCGCTCCAACCTTAAAATATTATTTATGAATTATTGCATTATATTGCAAGGTGTTGTAAAAGTAGACAAAATAAGCATTTACAGCAAACTTGATATTTTATAGTATTGCACTATATTGCAAGCATTTGCCCCCATTTTGCCCCCACAATTGCCCCCTTGAGGTTTTTGAATTATAACTTTACAACAAATAAAAAAAGTGCCCACAAAGCTAGATTCATTCTAACTCTGTGGGCGTTTCTTTTTTTATGCATGATTAACGTAACATGCTACGAGATAAATGGATCACCATACCTTTCACCATTGCTTTACTGTGTATAAAATTGTGGTGCCTTTTACTTTACTTCCCTCTAATTGAACCATCCCTTCAATCCTCCCTGATTGATACGCAACAGTAGGGTATATTTTTTCATCAATATATGTAACCCCTACTTTTACTTTATGTTCTTTTGCCAAGTTTATTTTATAAACCTCTACAGCTTGCTTTTGTTCATTTGGTGTAACTATCGTTCTATCCGTTTTTTCTAACACAGCTTGTGGCAATGAACTATTATTCGCTTTTATTTCATTCTCTGTATTAGTTGCAGCTTTTTCTAAATTTGGTGCAACTACATAAAATTGTGCATCCGGACTTCTATTATCAGTATTTAAAATTTCATGCCTAATATCCTGTACCGTATTAGGACTTACATTAATACTTTTTGCCAAATCATCTACCGGTGCATATCTAACTACATAATTTGTAATTACCTTTGGCTCTGTTTTTACCGCTTGTTTATTCTCACCTAAAGCAAAACACGCAATAGCCACCACTAATATAATAGATATATATATAATAGGCTTCCAATATTGCTTAATCTTAGGCCATAAATTGTACCACATAATCTGTTACACCCCTTGCCAATGCTTTAGCAGCTTCATCCTGATTGTTTTCATTTCGTAACCATGCTTCTTCTACCGGATTTGAAATAAAAGGCAATTCAAAGAGTGCTGCCGGCATTACCGTATTGTTCAATACATATAGTCCGGCTTCTTTATCAACATCTCCATCACTCCAATCTGCCCTAACATCAAGACTTGGGAAAGTATTGGCCATTTGATTCATTAAGCAAGTAGCAAAATTATCTGAGTTTGTCCAACCACGGCTTGTATATACTTCAATGCCCTTAGCTGTATCATTGAAAGAATTACAATGAATAGATAGGAATAAATCATAAGCCCCTTTATTAGCCGTTTCACAAATAAATTCTAGTGAATCATTTTGAATATAATCTGCTTGTACTCCTGCTGCAATTAGGTACTGCTGTACTAATGCTCCAACATTAGCAACAACATCACACTCACGTAATCCTGTCGGGCCAATTGCCCCCGGATCTGGAATACCATTTGGTGCGTGCCCCGCATTTACTAATACTCTAATCATTTTTTATCATCCTTTCCTTCAAATTCATCTGGTATGCCGTTATGGTCTACATCAACAATGGCTTTAGCCAATGCTATAACGGCACCAATTACACCGGCTGATAACATACTTGAACCTAAGCTAATGCCTAACGGCATGAACTTATAAATTACATCCGGCTTATAGTCGAAAAAAACAGCCATAATATACATCATGGCTGTAAAAAAGTAAGGCAACACAGCGATTATAAAAAATACTATAATTGCCCATGTTAGCTTTACACTCTTAATAAGATTTATAGGTATTCCTTTAATAGTTCCCCATACATCACTCAGTAATTTATTCAATTTTTTATCACCTTTTCAATTATTCCAAGCGGTCTTTCAATAATAACAATATTTCGTGCATCTATTGCACGTAACTTTTCAATAATGCTACTCAACTCATAAACGATAGGACAATACATAAAGAACTGTGATAGTAATATATCTGTTCTAATTCCTAATGTTTCAGTATCCGGTGCAAGCATCATCAAAATTGAAAGAATAAAGAACCAGGGGTACTGTTTTACAAATTTCTGGAATGTGGCCATCCTTAAACCCTTACTTGCTAGAAATCTTCTTGGTCTACCATTTACGATTACTACACCCCATCCACGCCACATTAAAGCTAACATTATATTAAGAACTGTACCTTCACGATTAGTAGCCTTATTATAATCAGTAGCTTCAATTAAAAGTCTTAAAAATGTATCAATGCACACCAATAGTACCACTAATATTACTGTATTCAACTCATCAACAAGAATGTTATTAGTAATGACGTTTTCTAAGTATAAAATAGCACTGTCTAATGGCGGTGGTGGCGGGCCATCAAACAAAAACATTATTAAGCCCCCTTCTCAACAGCAACATCTGTTGCTACATCCTCACCGGCTTCTTTTAACTCTTTTTCTTTCAGTGCAT